GACAGCGAGCCCCTCCCGTTCATTGAGCAGATTCGACCCGGGGCGTTCCAGCGCACCCTCGCTGCCCGCAATCAGGTGAAGATGTTCGTGAACCATGACGACACGATGGTGCTTGCCTCGACACGAGCCGGAACCCTTCGCCTTACCGAGGACAACCGTGGCCTGCGGGTTGAGGCTGACCTTCCGGAAACGACATACAGCCGCGACCTAAGCATTCTGATGCGTCGCGGCGACGTGGACTCAATGAGTTTCGGTTTCCATGTCCCCCGCGGTGGGGATGAGTGGAGCGATGACGGCTCCCGCCGGTTCCTCAATGAGATCGCGCTCCGTGAGGTAAGCGTCGTCACCGGCTTCCCCGCATATGAGGCGACCAGCGCCACGATCCGCAAGGCGCAGATCCTCGCCCAGCGCACGAACACCGACGCTGATGCCCTCGCCGATGCCCTCACGGCACTTGAGACAGGCGGGCAACTCACCGACGATCAGGCCAGCCTGCTGGTGGATGTGGTCGAGCGGCAGCGCGTGAAGGCTGACACGGTGGAGAACCCGGCTGATCTGCTGAATGTTCTGCGCGACAAGTTGGAACTGCTTGCCAAGGCGGTGTGACCGCCAGGAGGTAATGGTCTAAGGCCGGTTCGATTCCGGCGACCTCCACCACCAACCGGACACGGAGCCGTGCCGGTTGCCGCGGTAGCGGAGCCGCACCGCATGTCCTCCTGCGTAACACACTCCAATATCTGAAAGAGAGGCAGACAAGTGTCTGACTACATCAAGACTCAGATCGAGGAGCGCGCCAAGGCATACGAGGCGGCCAAGGAAGTCCTTGACCGCGCTGCTGCCGAGGGCCGTTCCCTCGACGCGACCGAGCGGGAATCCGTGGATCGTGCGTTCGCCGACATGGATCGTCGCAAGGCCATCATCGATGACATGCGCGCCCTTGAGGTGCGCGAGCAGGAGATCGCCGCGGCGACCGCTGCTCATGCTGAGGCTCGCGCAGTCTCGGTGCCGGTTGCCGAGCAGACTGACGCGGAGGCCCTCCGCTCACTCGCTCGTGGCGAGGTTCGCTCGCTCACGTTTGAGAAGCGCGATGTCACCAAGTCGTCCACGGGCGCCCCGGTGCCGACGTCGTTCTACGACCGCATCATGGAGCTGGCTCGCTACACCGGCCCCATGCTGGAGGTTGCGACGATCATCAACACCGCTGGTGGCGAGAGCCTCCAGATCCCGCGGACGAACGCTTACAGCACCGGCTCGGTGACCTCTGAGGCGTCCGCTATCGGCGAGAGCGACCCAACGTTCCAGGCGTTCCTCACGCTCGGCGCGTTCAAGTACTCGTTCCTCACGCAGGTCTCCCGCGAGATGATCGAGGACGCGGGCGTGGACATCCTGTCCTACCTCGGCACCAACGTCGGGCAGGCCCTCGGCTACGCGGTCAACACCGCGCTGACCACGGGTACTGGCACCGTTGAGCCGAACGGCATCGTCGCTTCGGCTGGCTCGGGCGTGACCGGCGGCACCAGCGTGTCCGGCAAGTTCACCTACGACAACGTGGTGGACCTCGTGTACAGCGTGGACGCTGCGGCTCGCCGCCTGCCGGGCTTCGGCCTGATGGGCAACGGCCAGTCCATCGCGCTGCTGCGCAAGCTCACCAGCCCGGGCGGGGACTATGTGTTCCAGCCGGCTCTCGCGGAGGGCACCCCGGATCGCGTACTCGGGTTCCCGCTCATCGAGAACCCCGCGATGGCTAACCCGGCCACGTCGGCTAAGTCCCTCATCGCAGGGCACCTGCCGACGTACATGGTCCGCCAGGTCGGTGGCATCCGCCTCGACCGCTCGGACGACTTCGCGTTCTCCTCGGATCTGGTGACGTTCCGCGCCACCTTCCGCGTTGACGGCGGTCTGCCGCAGGCGAGCCACGTCAAGTACTTCATCGGCAACGCTGCCTAGTTCCCGGTGATGTAACCCCTGCTCGGGGGCCACGGCGCGCAGGACGTGGCCCCCGGGCAGGTCACCCATCCCCTGCGCAAAGGAAACCTGCGAATGGCAAACGCCAAGAGATCCGGCAATCCAGCTCGACGTGCCGCCGCCGACAAGCCGACCAGCCGCAAGGCGATCTTGGTCAGCAGCAACAGCCCGTGGAGCACGACGGGCTACGGCCAGCAGACCGCGCAACTGACGCGCCGCCTGTCAGGTGATGGGCACTCAGTTGCCATCGCCAGCAACTACGGCCTAGAGGGCGTCGTGCAGTCGTGGGAAGGCATGAAGCATTTCCCACGGGGATTCGACATCTACTCAAACGATGTGATTCCGGCGCACATGGCCGCATGGTCGCATGAGCATCCCGACCTTGATCCGCTTCTCATCACGCTCTTTGACACATGGGTGTTCAAAGGCAAGCAATGGGACATGGTTGACCGCATTGCGTCATGGGTTCCCGTTGATCACCAGCCGTGCCCACCGGATGTGCTGGCATGGTGCCGACGCAGCAATGTCACTCCAATCGCCATGAGTCAGTTCGGGCAGCGGATGCTGCTGGATGCTGGCGTGCCGTGTGAGTATGCGCCACACGCGATTGACACCAGCGTGTTCACTCCGACTGACACAATCACCATGCGCGACGGGACCGTTCCTGTTCGGCAGTTCATGGATGTTCCATCCGATGCCTTCGTCATCGGCATGAACTCAGCGAACAAAGGCGGTCAGCACGGCCTCAACCGCAAAGGTTTCGCGGAGGCGTTTCTTGCGTTCGGCATGTGGAGTCAACAGCGCACCGACGCGGTGCTGTATGTGCACACCGAGTCAAAGGGCGCCATGGGCGGCATTGACCTGCTGTACCTGGCCAAAGCCTGCGGCATCCCCGAGGACCGCATCCGCTTCGTTGACCAGTACGCGCACCGGCTCGGCATACCCAATGAGGTCATGGCTGCCGTCTACACGGGCATGGACCTGCTGCTCCAGCCTTCCCTCGGTGAGGGCTTCGGCATCCCGGCCATTGAGGCTCAGGCCGTTGGCACGCCCATCGCGGTCACGAATGCGACGGCCCAGCCTGAGCTGCTGGGCGACGGGTGGCTAATTGATGGGCAGCCGGTATGGGACGCGGCACAGAAGTCGTGGTGGACCATCCCGAGCATCCCGGGAATCATCGCCGCGCTTGAGGCTGCGTATTTGCGGGGCCGATGCAGGTCACAGAAGGCCATTGACTTTGCTGCGCAGTACGACGCGGACCTCGTGTATCGGAAGCATTGGCGCCCCATTGTGGAGTCCTTGTGATCCCGGTGATGATCGTTCCGGTCCTAACTCGGGAAACCCTTCTCTATCGGATGATTGACAGCATCGACCACAAGGTCGAGCACCTGATCGTCATTGACAACGGTGGGGTCGTCAATGATTCGGACTGCCGCACAAATGATCATGTGCAGCGCGTGTCAGTCATCCACATGCCGGCGAACCTCGGGGTGGCGGGGTCGTGGAACCTCGGGATCAAGGCCAGCCCGTTTGCCCCGTGGTGGCTGGTCGCCAACTTTGATGTGGTGTGGGAGCCGAGGTCGCTCGCCGCGTTTGAGCGTGAGGGCTGCACGGATGCGCTGGTGCTGTCCCACGCCTCTCCCCCATGGTCGGCGTTCAGCATCGGTGAGCACGTCATCAGAGCTGTTGGACTGTTCGATGAGGCGCTGCACCCCGCGTACTTTGAGGACAACGACATGGCCCGCCGCATTGAGGCGGCTGGCCTCCCGATCCGCAGGCCAGGCATCCCGGTTCATCACGACAACTCCAGCACGATCCAAGTCACCAAGTATCGGGACCGCAACGACCTGACCTTTCAAGCGAATGCCGACTACTACCACGCAAAGGCATTCCGCGGTGATCTCACGGAGGGCCGGTGGAGTCTCCGGCGGCGCCGGGAACTGTCATGGGACTGACCCTCCCAGCGGACGTGACCCAGTTTCGGGATTCACGCAAAGGTGAGACCGCGTGGGTTCTTGCCTCTGGCGCGAGCTTGAATCACGTTCCCCGCGCCTTCTGGCAAGACCAGCTGATCGTCTGCGTCAACTACGTGGGCGTGACGCTCGGCCTGCGAGAGTTTTACAGCGTCACCCACTATCACCGAGATGCGGCACACATCGCGGAATGCCGACCAGACCTGCCCGTGATCGCCCCTCGGATTGATCAAGGCGGCCCAGCAGCGATACCCGTCCCACCCGACGCGCCAAACATCTTCTATATCAACACGGGCGCGCAGATGTATTCCCAATTTGACTGCGCCGAGATGTGGCCCAAACAACCGGACACCCTCGTCGTCGGCCCGACCAGCCTGCACATGACAATGCACTTTGCTCAATACCTTGGCGCACGGCACATCATCCTCGTAGGCGCCGACTGCGGACACCTTGACGGTGCCAGCAACTTCGCCGAATACCAGCCCGGCGACAATCCCATGGGCGTGTGGGAGGAAACCCTTCCAAAGGTCGCCAACCAGTTGCGAGCCGAGGGCGTCAGCGTGATGAGCCTGAACCCATTCGTCAACTTCGGTCTTGAGGGTCACACATTCGTTGGCCCCTCAGTCAGCATCAACTAGGAGAGTCCATGACGCTGTATGCCAGCAGCGCGCAGATCAAGGCCGCGCTGCGCATCACCGACTCGGTGGATGACTCCCTCATCAACATGGCTGGATCAGCCGCATCAGACCTCATCGACGGCTATTGCGGACGATCCTTCAGCGCCGGCTCGGCAGTCCGCTACTTCGCTGCCGACGACGCCTACATGCTGCACGTTGACGACATCGCCTCAACGGATGGCCTCGTCATACAGACGAGTGACTTTGACCCCCCTCAATGGGAGGTCACATGGACTGCTACCGACTATCAGGTTGAGCCGCTGAACGGCAGGGTTGAGGGGCTGCCGTGGGCCTACACGCGGATTCGCGCCGTGGGTGACTACCTGTGGCCCTTTGACTTCGGTGAGGTTGGCGTGAAGATCACCGCCAATTGGGGATGGCCGAGCGTGCCGAGTGCCATCACGCAGGCCGCCGTCATTCAGGCGTGCCGGATCTTCAAGCGCCTGGACTCACCGCTCGGGGTCACGTATGGCGAACTCGGAGCCCTGCGGGTTACGTCCCGTCACCTTGACGGGGACGTGGCGCAGCTCGTCGCCCCGTATGTGCGCTTCCGTGGTGTCGCCTGATGGCAAGTATCGGCACGATCCGGGCCGGCATCGCCACCAACCTTGGGACCATCGCTGGGCTTCGCACATCAGCGTGGGTGCCTGACCAGATCAATCCACCCATTGCCGTGGTCAAACCGGAGTCCATTTCCTATGACACGGCGTTCGGGCGCGGCTTGGACACCCTGGAGTTCTCGGTGCTGTGCATCGTGGGCCGTGTTGAGGAGCGCACCGCACAGGCAACCCTTGATGCATATTGCGCCACTACCGGGACGGCCAGCATCAAGGCCGCTATCGAGTCGAACCGGACTCTCGGGTCGGCAATTTCAGACCTCCGCGTCACGGAGATGCGGAACTACACATCGTTGAGCGTCGGCGATGTGACATATCTGGCCGCGGAGTTCGTGGTCCAGGTGTTCGCATAACTCAGGAAAGGGCACCCTCATGGCCAAGTTCGTGGCGACCGACTACGCCATCACGATCAACGGCACCAACTTCTCTACCAGCCTCGCTGCCGTCGAGCTGACGGTTGAGAGCGACGACGTCGAGACCACCGCGTTCGGGACCGAGTGGCGGTCTCGCGTGGGCGGGCTGAAGCAGGCCAGCGTCACGCTGGAGTTCCATCAGGACTTCGGTTCGAACAGCGTTGATGCGACCCTGTGGCCGCTGCTCAACACGCTGGCGACGGTCGTCATCAAGCCGACCTCCTCAAGCACGTCGGCCAGCAACCCCTCGTACACCGCGGTGTGTCTGGTCAACCAATACCAGCCGTTTGCATCCTCGGTCGGCGACCTCGCCACCCTGTCGGTCACTTGGCCGGTCAGCGGCACCGTCACCCGCGCCACCGCCTAGCACGGAAGCGAGCCTGCGCAATGATGCAAATCGCCATGAAGGTTGAGTTCGCTGATGGGTCGGAGGCCGCGGTTACGGCCAAAGCCTCCGACCTCATCGCGTTTGAACGGCATTTTGACAAGTCCATGACCGCGTTTGGCGACCCGACGAATGGGCGCATAGAGCATGTCATGTGGCTCGCCTGGCACACGATGACGAAGGCCGGTGAGACCACGCTGGATTTTGAGCCGTGGGTTGACTCGGTGGCTTCGATCGGTGTCGGTGATTTGGGGGAATAGTTCCGCTGGGTGAGCAGTCAGCGCATTGGCTCATTGCGCACCTGTCTTATGAGTGGAAGTGCCCACCCAGCGCGATTGCGAATGAGTCACCACGAATGCTGGCCACGATGTTCCGCTACTTGCGCTGGCGCGGCGTCGAGATGCGCAAGAGTTCCAAGAGGAGATGATCGTGGGCTCAGGCCGCTGGTATGTCGAGGTGACTGGTCTGCGGCAAGTCTTTGATGCGCTCAATGAATGGGACCGTAAATCAGCCCGTGTCATTGATCGCATGATCACAGATGCGGGCCGTGATGTAGTACGAAGCGCACGGAGCATCGCACCGAACCGAAACCCCGTATCAAACTGGGGCAGGTGGATTGAGGCGAAGCGTGGTCGAGACCTGTCATTTGATGCGGGAACAGCGTCATCGGGCTTCAAGACCCGCAAGAACAACTATCGGCGACGTGGCATCAAGGCTGGCATCGCGTGGGAAGTCGTCCAGGCAAACCCAGCCGGCGCCATCTTTGAATTGATGGGAAACAAGAGCCGACAGTCCACCCCATCGGGTGATCATCTGAAGGACATGATGAACGCCCGATACAAGGGCACCGCCCCACGCACACGCCCACGCACGCTCATTCCCGCGTACTACTCGGTGATGACCGAGGCGCTAAGGGAGCGCATTCGGCAAACGATCATTGACGAGGCAAGAAGGGCAGGACTCGACTGATGGCTCGTGGTGGCGCTGCCGTTCGCGTCTATGGCGACTGGGACCCGGCTGGCATCAACAAGGCAAAGCAGGATCTCTCCAACTTTGACCGTCAGGTGTCTGGGTTTTCGGGCAGCATTTCCAAGTCGTTCCTTGGCGTCGGCGCCGCTATTGGCGCGGTGTTCAGCGTCACGACCATCGTTGACTTCCTGAAGAACACAACGCAGGCTGCCCTTGACGACGAGCGCAGCATGGTTGCCCTTGCCAAGGCAATGGAGAATCTCGGTGTTGCGGCTGAGAATGCCGCCGTCGAGGACTTCGTGTTGCAGCTTGCCCTCGCTAGCGGAGTGGCCGACGACCAGTTGCGTCCGAGTCTGCAACGCCTGATCGTTGTCACAGGCGATGTGGCCAAGTCTCAGGACGCGCTCAAGGTGGCCATGGATGTGGCCGCAGGAACGGGCCGCGATCTTGACAGTGTTTCAGCCGCATTGGCGCGTGGGTTCTCAGGCCAGACGACCGCATTGCAGCGCCTTGGAGTTGGGCTTGATGCTGCCCTCCTGAAGTCCAAGGATATGGACGCGATCACGGCTGCATTGTCGGAGAAGTTCGGCGGCCAAGCGGCGGCAGCGGCGGACACGTATCAGGGGCGCCTCAACCGAGTCTCGATTGCGGCTGGCGAGGCACAGGAGGCAATCGGCTACGCCCTGCTGAACGCCGTTGATGACCTCAGCGAATCGGTCGGTGGCACAGGTGGAGTAGTCCAGAACATCATTGACCTCGGCGATGCGATTGCCGGCGTAATCACCTTCACCAGTAACGCGGTGCAGCCTGTCACTCGACTTGCCGCCGGCCTCGGTCTGGTTGATGCGTCCGGCAAGTCCCTGATTGACACCATGGTTGACCTTGGTGCCAAGTTCGGTTGGCTCATTCCTGGCGTCGGGAACATCGTCAACCTGCTGAGCACCGCATCCCTTCGCGGTCAGGCAATGGCCGAGAGCCAGAAGCAACTTCGCGGCACACTGTCTGGCACGGTCGGGGCCGCTCAGGCAGCTGGTGACGCTATCGGTAGCGAACTCGTCCCCGAGACCTATGACGCGGCGGATGCTGCCGACAAGGCCGCAAAGTCTTACCTGTCCCTGTGGGAGTCCATTTGGAATACTCGCCGGGCTGCGGCTGATCTGGCGAACACGTCCGGCACGGTCACGTCGGCGCTCGCTGAGGGTGCTCGCACGGGCGGCGTTCAGGGGTACTGGCAGTCCCTTCAGGTTGAGTACGGCAAGACATCAGAGAAGCTGCGTGGGGTCGGGTCGAGTTCACGCAGCACCGCTGAGTCGCTGACCGAGCTGCGCGACAAGTTTGCTGAGACTTTCAGCGACACGATGCGGGAGCGCATCACGACCCTCACGGACACGCTCAAGCAGAACCTTGAGGACGCTCAGCAGAAGGCCCGGGACTTCGCATCCAACATGCAGGGAACGATCTTGCAAGGCTTCGGCATCGGTGCCGCATACGAGTCGGCGCTGAACGAGGAGGGCAAACTCAACGCGGATGCGTGGGTTGCCGGCGTTGACTCAATCGTGGCGAAGTGGCAATGGTTCGGCAACGTCCTTCAGGCAGTCCGTGGACCGGGCAATGATCCGGCCCGTCAGGCGCTCGCCGAGTACCTGTCCAAGGAGGGTGCCGATAAGGGTGCCGTGATGGGGCAGGCGCTCATTGACAACGGTCTCGTACAGACGATGGCTGACAAGATGCAACTGGTCAGAGATCAAGCTGCGGTTGTTGCCAACAATATGGTGCCCGAGTACCTGACCGCTGGCGTGTCCTCAGCGCAGGCCACCTATGACGGGTTCAAGGCGGCTGCCGGAAAGGGCGGCCCGGTCTACGAGGCGCTGATGGACCTCATGGACAACCTTGCGTCGTCCATGAAGCGCAGCACAACGATCACCGTGACGACGATCAACCGCACCATCAATGAGGTCATCGGGTCGTTCGGGTACGGCGGCGGTCGTGCGGTCGGTGGCCCGGTGTCCGCGAACACCGCCTACACGGTGGGCGAGCGTGGCCCTGAGTTGTTCATCCCGAACGTGAGCGGAACGATTATCCCGAATGAGGATCTGTCACGGTCCCGTGGCGGCAACTCGTACACGATCAACGTGAACACCGGCGTCGGTGACCCCAGGCAGATCGGCCAACAGGTCATTGAGTACATCAAGCGTTTTGAGGCCGCGAATGGCCCCGTGTTCCAGGCGGCCTGACGATGGGTGTGCGGGTACAGATCGCCTTTGACCAGACCGCAACCCAACCAGTCAACTTCTTTCGCCTCAACGACCCGGAGGCCGGCGTCCTTGACGGCCCGTATGTCCTCGGTGGCGAGATCCTCATTGACGTGACCGACCGGGTGCGAAGCGTTCAGGTGCGTCGCGGCCGGTCACGCCCGCTGGAGAAGTTCACGGCCGGCAACGCGAACATTGTGCTGGACAACCGGGACCGGACGTTTGATCCGCTGTATTCTCCTGGCCCGTACTTCGGCCAACTAGTGCCGAAGAAGCAGGTGGTCATCGACATTGACGACGAGCCCCTGTTCACTGGCTCTGTCGCCGACTGGAACCTGTCCTATGACGTGTCAGGTGACAGCATCACGGAGCCGTCCTGCACCGATGCGTTTGACAGGTTCGCGGCGCAGGTCGTCCCTGCGGGCACGTCCACCTCGGAGTTGACGGGTGCCCGCGTGAATCAGGTGCTGACGGATATCGGTTGGCCGCTGTCTCGGCGTACGATCTCCACCGGGCAGGCGACGCTTGACGCTGACGTGATCCCTGATGACACGAACGCGCTCACCTACCTGTCCAAGGTGGCGGATATCTCCGAGCCGGGCGCCCTGTTCATGGGCAAGGGCGGAGAGGTCATCTTCCGCGACCGATCCGATTTGCAGGGCTTTACTAGTTCGGTGCAGTTCGGCGGCACTGGCATCCCGATGACCGGCATGGCTGTCGTGTATGGCGTTGAGGAGATGGCGAACACGGTATCCGTGACGTACACCGCTGGGACGGTGATCGCCGGGACTGCGCTTTCGACGGACTCGGCAAGTGTCACGGCCTATGGCGAGTTCGCCAAGCAGATTGACACCCTGCTGTCGAGCTTGACGCAGGCGCAGGATCTCGCGGACTGGACGGCGAGCGTCTACTCCGAGCCGAAGTATCGGATTGATCAGGTCTCACTCAGCATTGACGGTTTGACTGATGCTGCGGTGACGGATGTCTTGGGGCTTGAACTTGGCGATGTAGTGCTGGTGGAGTTCACGCCCAACTCAATCGGGTCGGCGATCCAGCAGTTCGTGACGATTGACGCCATTGAACACAGCATTACTCCGGGGCGTCACGATATGTCGCTCACGCTGTCGGAGACCCTCGCGGCGTTCATCCTTGACAGCACCACGTTCGGCGTCCTCGACTCAAACAATCTCGGGTTCTAGGGAAGGATCGGCATGACCAACTTCACCGCTGGCGCGGTGCTGACGGCCAGCGCGCTCAACACGGCGTTCAATACGGCGACCATCAATGCGCAAACCGGCACGACATATACGTTCGGCAGCGCAGACGCGGGCGAGCTCGTGAGTTTGTCAAACGCCTCTGGCGGTACGGCTACGATCCCCGCGAATGCAACGTGGGGCGCGGCGACGGGCACGATCATCGGTGTCCTCAACGCCGGCACGGCGGGGTCGTTCACGATTGGCACGGCGGCGGGCGTCACCCTCAACGCTTCCAGCACGAGCCTGGCCGCGTTGGAGTCAGGCACCCTCATCAAGACCGCGACAAACACTTGGTATTTCCAAAAGGGGGGTGGTGTCCCAAAAGCATCTAG